AGAGGTATTATTGAGAAAACAGAAGTATACTATAAAGATACAGATTCAAGAGAAAATATAGAAGTACAAAAGGTTGATGGAACAACAACACCATATACGGAGACAATAGACTTTTTTAACGAACCGTAGGAATATATTATGAGTGATGATTTAGATAATGATTATGTAAAGATCAAAAGAAATCTCTTTGATCTAACCGACCAAGGTACTGAAGCTATTGAGTTAATGATGGAATTAGCTCGTGAATCAGAACACCCTAGGGCCTTTGAAGTACTCGGCCAGCTTATCAAACAAAATGCAGAGATTGGTGAAAAGATCTTAAAGATGCATAAGACTAAAAAGGAAGTTGAAAAAGTCGATGATAAACCAGCGCTAGAAGATAAAGGAGTTACTAATAATAATGTATTCATTGGGTCGACTGCTGACCTACAAAAAATGCTTCGTGATGAGATCGTGATTAATGCAACCAAAGAAGATTAGGCCATATAATAAGAATATAAAACTGGCTATATATGATGAGATGCAAAAACATTATGATATAATGTTAGATGAAAAACTCGATATGCATATACCTAGAATATGGTATGATAAACGAGTTATGTTCAAGGATATAGTATATTATATTGATATCTTATATGAAAACAATCCAGGTAAAGTTGCTGATATTGGTGCGGGTGCTAATATATGGGTTGATTGGTTCCCTAATATCATAGCATTTGAGCCGGATGCTAGAAATCATTATACAAATTTACCTGATTATACTACTAAATTTGATTATAATTTTGTAACACAACATATAAATAATTTCGATTGTGCTTTAGCTATTAATAGTTTACATTATACATCATTTGATAAAGTAAAAAATACTATTAAACTTGCGTTGAATATAGTAGAGGATAGATTTTTATTTACATTTAATCTTAGAATGTTATGTAAAAGATCTAATATAGAATATGATTATCAAATGGCTTTGTATAAACTATTAAATCTTCTACCTAAAGATAATATAGTTATGTTAGATTGGACTGATGATGAAGAAATAGGACCTATAAACGGTCACGTGAGAATAATTTATGAAACTGGATAATAGTTACTTAGGTAACCCAAATGTTAGGGGAAGTGATGAACCTGATAATTGGACTAAAGAAAATATAATAGAATATAAAAAGTGTATGGAAGATCCTGTATACTTTGCAGAGAACTATTGTAAGGTTATTCACGTTGACCATGGCTTAGTACCATTTGAATTATATGACTATCAACGTGAGATGTTTAAAACATTCAATGAAAATCGTTTCGTCGTTGTACTTGCATGTAGACAATCAGGTAAATCTATATCAACCGTGGCATATCTATTATGGTATATACTATTCCAAGGTGAACAAGTTGTCGGTATCCTCGCTAATAAAGGTGATACTGCAAGAGAAATGCTATCTCGTATTACTCTCATGTTGGAAAACATACCATTTTTTCTCCAGCCAGGTTGTAAAGCATTAAATAAAGGTTCAATTGAATTCTGTAATAACTCTAAGATTGTAGCAAGGGCTACTTCATCAAGCTCTATTCGTGGTATGTCTATGAACCTGGTATATCTAGATGAGTTTGCTTTTGTAGAAAGAGATGAGGAGTTTTATACTTCAACATATCCGGTTATCTCCTCTGGTAAATCAACAAAGATTATTATTACATCTACACGTAACGGTGTTAACAATAGATTTAATAAGATATATGAAGGCGCAGTTCAAGGTACTAATGAATTTAAACCATTTAGAGTAGACTGGTGGGACGTACCTGGAAGAGATGAGGAATGGAAACGTATGACCATTGCTAATACTTCTCTTATGCAATTCAAACAAGAATTTGGTAATGAAGTTATTGGTGCGGGTGATACACTTATTACGCCTGAAGTGCTTATTGGTTTGACAGCAGTGGATCCTATTGCTATAAATCATGGTGGTAACTTAAAGATGTATTCAGACCCAGAAGAAGGCCATAATTATATTATGACGGTTGATGTATCACACGGTAGAGGTCAAGACTATTCTACATTTACTGTTATTGATGTAACATCAAAGCCATTTAAGCAGACATGTACTTATAGAGATAATATGGTATCACCTTTGTTATATCCAGATATTATATACAAATATGCTAAACATTACAATGATGCTTATGTTGTTGTTGAAAACAATGATGCTGGTCAGGTAGTATGTAATGGACTATATTATGAATTAGAATATGAAAATGTATATGTAGAATCAATGGTTAAATCAGCAGGTGTTGGTGTTCGTATGACAACAAAGACTAAACGAATAGGTTGTTCAAACATTAAAGATATTATTGAACAAGGCGAATTAAGTATTATTGATGCTGAAACAATTATAGAATGTTCTTCATTTGTTGCTAAAGGTAAGTCATATGAAGCAGAGCATAATGGGCACGATGACCTAATGATGAACCTTGTTATGTTTGGTTGGTTTACATCAACCGGGTTCTTCCAAGAAGCAACAGATATTAATATGAAAAATTTATTATATAAAGAAAAGGTTAGGCAAATTGAAGATGATATGATACCAGCTGGTATATTCCATAATGAAAGCATAGAAGATAGTCCTATGGGGCCTGGCTGGGAAATTTGGAAAGGGTAGGTATTATAAATAACTATATTGAATAAATTCGTATTATGAAATTTTTAACATATTAATCTTTGATAGGAGAATTAAATGGCATTTCTAGTCTCACCTGGTATACAGGTAAAAGAAATCGATTTAACTAATGTTATTCCTGCTACCTCGGCTTCAATTGGTGCTCTTGCTGGTTCATTTCAGTGGGGCCCAGCAATGGAAATTATTACAGTAGGTAGTGAACAACAATTAGTTGAAACGTTTGGGCAACCAAACTCAGACACTTTTAGAAGTGTATTGAGTGCAGCTCAATTTTTAAGTTACGGTAACACATTACGTGTTGTTCGTGGTGTAGGTTCATCAGCATTAAATGCTACAGTATCTGGTACAGGTATTCTGGTTAAGAATGATGATGATTTTGATAATCAGACATTCACTGCTGGCGATTGGGCTTTAGGTAAATACACTGGAACAATTGGTAATTCAGTTTCAATTTCAGTTTGTTCTAGTGCTGCAAACTTTGCTACTTGGGCATTTGCGGATAACTTTAATTCAGCTCCAGGCACATCTGATGGTGCAATTGCAGTTGGTGGCTCAAATGATGAAATGCATGTAGTTATATATGACAATGATGGTAAAATTACAGGTATTGAAAATTCAGTACTTGAATCATATGAATTTGTTTCACAAGCTAGAAATTCATTTTCAGCTGATGGTACTACTAATTACTGGGCTAATGTAATTAATAACAAATCTGATTGGATAAGAATTGGTAATGCACCTTCTGCTTTATCTGATTCAGGTGAGACACTTGCCGGTACTTCATTTACAACAACTGCTAATATTGATGCACCATTAAGTGGTGGTATAAATGATAATGATTTAACTGTAGGAGAAACTCAGTTAGCATTTGATATGTTTGCTGATGCTGAAACCGTTGAAGTTTCTTTAATTATTAATCCAAATCCTATGACTGGTGCTGATGCAACAACAATTGCTAATCATGTTATAGCATTAGCGGATGCAAGAAAAGATTGTGTTGCTTTCGTATCACCTCCTATCTCTGCTACTGTTGGTAGTTCAGATCCTGTAGGTGATATTACTACTTGGAGATCTTCTCTTACTTCATCTTCATATGCCTTCGCTGATTCAGGCGCTTTATATGTTTATGATAAATATAAAGACCAATATCGTTGGATTCCTGCTTCAGGTTCTATGGCTGGCCTTGCTGCTAATGCAGATATGGTTGCAGATGCTTGGTTCTCACCGGCTGGTATGACAAGAGGTAATGTACGTAATGTTACTAAACTTGCATTCAATCCTACACAGGCTAACAGAGATGACTTATATAAGCAAGGTATTAACCCTATCGTTGCTTTCCCTGGTCAAGGTACAATGTTATGGGGTGATAAAACTCTACAAACTAAAGCTTCTGCTTTTGACAGAATCAACGTTCGTAGATTGTTTATCACTTTAGAGAAAGCAATTTCAAAAGCTTCACGAGCTCAATTATTTGAATTCAATGATGAATTTACAAGAGCTCAGTTTAGAAATATGACAGAACCTTTCTTACGTGACATCAAAGGCAGACGTGGTGTAACAGACTTCATGGTTGTATGTGATGAAACAAATAATACTGGTGATATTATTGATACCAATAGATTTGTTGCAGATATTTACATTAAGCCTGCTCGTTCAATTAACTTTATTACATTAAACTTCATCGCTACAAGAACTGGTGTTGAATTTAGTGAAATTGCTGGAGGTAAATAATCATGGCTATTTTAGGAGTTGATGACTTTAAAGCAAAACTAACTGGTGGTGGTGCTAGACCTAATCTATTCAAGGCAACCTTAGGTTTCCCTGGGTATGTTACTGCTGATGTAGAACTTGCATCATTCATGGTAAAGGCTGCTTCATTACCTGGTTCAACAATTAACCCAATTGCTGTACCATTTAGAGGTAGACAATTACAAATTGCTGGTGATAGAACATTTGAAACATGGTCTATTTCAGTGATTAATGATACTGGTTTTGATATTAGAAATTCATTTGAAGAATGGATGAATGGTATTAACCAACATAATGCTAATACTGGTTTAACTAACCCTAATGATTATATGTCAGATATGATTGTTTCTCAGTTAGACAAAGATGGTACAGAGTTAAAAACATATAATATTAGAGGTTGCTTCCCTACTAACCTAGGCGCAATTGAATTATCATATGAAAACGAAAGTACTATTGAAGAATTCACTGTTGAGCTACAAGTTCAATATTGGGAATCAGATACAACTAGTTAAGTAAAGATGGCCCGCTTCGGTGGGCACTCTTTTATAAGGGTTATAAATAAATATAATCTTTATAAAAGAATAATAACAAATATAATATGGCAGAACAAAACGACAAAAGCTTATTTGGATTTTCATTTAAAAGAAAGAAAACTGATATAGCAAAGAAAGCAGTATCATTTACTGCTCAGGATCATGATGGTTCATATGAGATATCACCTTCAGGTGGATACTTCGGCCAGTACCTTGATATTAATGGTGATTCATTCCAAAATGATAAAGAATTAATCATGAAATATCGTGCAATCTCTAGTTTCCCAGAGGTTGACCAGGCGATTGAAGATATTGTTAATGAAGCTATTTCAGAAGAAGATGGTGTTATTACTAAACTTAATTTAGATAATCTAGATCAACCTGATAAGGTAAAGAAACTTATCATGGACGAATATGATAAGATTGTTCTATTACTCGACTTTAAAAATAATGGTTGGGATATGTTTAGACGTTGGTATATTGATGGTAGATTATTCTTCCATGTTATACTTAATTCTTCACGTACAGAAAAAGGTATTCTTGAATTAAGACAGATTGACCCTACTAAAATTAGAAAGGTTAAGGAAGTTGATAAGGTTAAAGATCCTAAAACAGGTGCAGAACTAGTTAAAGTTCTTGATGAGTACTATATCTACCAAGATGATAACATGAATTCTGTTGGTGAAGGTCTTAAAATCACAACTGATGCTATTATCCAAGTTAACTCTGGTATGTTAAATGACACAAGGGATAAGGTTGTAGGGTACTTAAATAAAGCCCTTAAACCTCTTAATCAATTATCAATGATGGAAGATTCATTGGTTATTTACCGTATCTCTCGTGCCCCAGAAAGACGCATATTCTATATTGATGTTGGTAACTTACCTCGAGGTAAGGCAGAAGAATATCTTAATAATACAATGAATAAGTATCGTAATAAGATTGTATATGATCCAACAACAGGTGCTATTAAAGACCAAAAGGATCATAAATCAATTATGGAGGACTTTTGGCTACCTCGTAGAGAAGGCGGTAGAGGCACAGAAATTGATACATTACCAGGTGGTAATAATTTAGGTGAAATTGAAGATATCATTTATTTCCAAAACAAACTGTACAAATCATTAAATGTACCTACATCAAGACTTATTGATGATGACACATTTAACATTGGACGATCTTCTGAAATTACACGTGATGAACTTAAATTCCAGAAATTTATTGATAGAATTAGAAATAGATTCTCACACCTATTCTTTGAAATACTTAAACGACAATTGATTCTTAAAAAGATTATTACTCCATCTGAGTGGAAATACTTATTGGATGATATGAACATTGAGTGGAGTAGAGATAACTATTATGCTGAACTTAAGGATGCAGAAATTCTTAAGGAAAGATTAGAAACACTTCAAATGATGGATGAATATATTGGCACATTCTGGTCTAAAGACTGGGTTCGTAGAAATATTCTTAATCTTACTGATGATGATATTAAAACAATCGAAAAAGATAATAAGAAAGATCCAGTTACAGATAAGGACTTTAATCCTGATCTTATGAGAAGTACACTTTAGAATAACATTTTTTTATAAATAACATTATGAATACAATAATAGATTTAATTGATAATATTAAAGCAGGTGATGCACAGGTTAGTAATAACACTTTCAATAGTCTTATGGCTGATAAAATGAACTCTGCTTTGGATGACAGAAAACAAGAGATTGCTTCTTCAATGTATGGAGTGCAAGAAACTACTCCAGTAGAGGAACCAGTCAATGCAGACATTTAAAGAATCATTTAACTTATTAATTGAAAAAAAGCTTGCTTTACCTAAAGGTGAAACAGTTGAAAAAGAACTTACTAAGTTAGGTAAAAAGAAAAAGATAACTGCCATCATCACAAATAAGTTTAACTTATATATTGATGGTGATAGATTAGATAAATTTAAATCGGTTAAGGAAGCTGAAAAGGCCTTAAAAGAATTTATAAAGGTAATGGATTTATGAGAACATTAGAAACAATTAGAGAAGGTCGTCGAAATGAAGGTCTAGAAGAAAATGCTAATGTAGATTACAAAGCATCTTCAGAGAAATCAAAGTTTGGCGGTTATCGTGCTAAGCTTATTAATCCAGAAGGTAAAGTATCTTACCTAGGTGATACTGTATATAAAACAGCTAAAGCTGCTGAAGGTGAAGCTGCTGCTTACCGCGATGGTTATTTTGATGGACATGGTAGAACTAGTGATCGTCAAGCTAATCGCTCTGTTCATACATATAAACAGAAAAATAAAAAAGATTTGTACAAGAAAGAATCTGTTAACGAAGGCAAAAAAGAACTTAGCATCTTAGTAAAGTTAGAGAAGATGAATAAAGCTCTTATGAAAGAAGTTGATAACCTTAGTAAAGGTGATGATGCTGCTGATCTTCATGACCAAATCATAGAAATGGATAAAGCCACTATGAAAATGAGAGATGTTATTCGTAAAGCAATGAAGGTAAATCCAAAATGAATATTGTAGAAGCTTATAAAGAAATGAATGCAGTGAAATTAGACGAGAAGAAATTCGATGCTAAGAAGGCTGAGCAAACATTGAGAGATATACTAAAAGTGTATGCTCAAGTTAAGTTTGTTGGAATGGATAAAAACATATATAAACGTTGGGATGGTATGTGGTATACAACATATACTACTTGGTTTTCATCTAGCGATATGGAAAAGATGGGTTTACCAACAACATTGAGGATTGGAAGATAATGAAACTAATAGCAGAATATACAACTGAAGGTCTAGGTTACTCTATTACGGAGAACAAGAAGACTGGTAAAAAGGATGTTTACATCGAAGGAATTTTTATGCAGGCGGAAGGCACAAATAGAAATGGCCGTGTTTATACACGCGAAGTTCTTACGTCAGCAGTAGATAGATATAACAATGAACAAGTAATGACTGGTAGGGCCGTAGGTGAATTAAATCACCCTGAAGGTCCATCAATTAACTTAGATAAAGTTAGTCATAGAATTACTGAACTTAAATGGGACGGTAATAATGTGATTGGTAAAGCACTTATTTTAGATACTCCTATGGGTCAAATCGTAAAAGGTTTGGTTGAAGGCGGTGTTCAACTTGGTGTTTCAAGTCGTGGTATGGGAAGTTTGGAAAGTAAAAATGGCGTGAGCTATGTTAAAGATGATTTTCATCTTAGCACAGTTGATATTGTACAAGATCCATCGGCACCTAATGCATTTGTTAATGGCATTATGGAAGGTGTTAATTTTGAATTGGACAATGAAGGTCATATACACCAAACAATTGAAAAAGGTGAGACAGAAATGATACAACCGGAAGAGATAAAAGAAGAGGTGGATAACACTTCTGCTAATCTTGAAGGTTTTGAACATTTCCTCTCGAAACTATAACTCTACAGGAGTAAATAATATGTCAGAAGAAATTAAAAATGACGTGATTGCTGAGGATGTTATTGTTGAGGAAACTAATGATGTGGTAGTTGAAGAAACTACTGCGGCACCTTTAACAGCATCTAGAACAATCTCTGCAATCAATGCATCTTTACAAGAAATGAATAAAGATGAATTGGATGCTATCTTCGAAGCAGCGGAAAAATCAAAGAAAGAGAAATTTAACTTTGATAAAGACGGTGACAAAGATGAGGATGAGGACGAAGAAGGTGAAGTTAAAGAAGATCAAAAGGAACCTAAAGGTGGAAAACTTTCTAAAAAGAAAGTAAAAGCTGATGACGGTTCTGAAGGTGATGTAGTTGAAGATGAAAAAGACTTTAAAGAAGATATTGATGCACTTGCTAAAGGTGAAGATTCTCTTTCTGAAGGTTTTAAAGCTAAAGCTGCAACAATCTTTGAGGCTGCATTACAAACAAAAGTTGCAACAGAAACTGTTAAATTGGAAGAGCGTTACGCATCTGATTTATCTGAAGAAGTTACAGCAATTAAAGAAGATTTAGTTGATAAAGTAGATGGTTACCTTAACTATGTAGTTGAGAACTGGATGAAGGAAAATGAACTTGCCGTTGAGCATGGTCTTAAATCTGAAATCACAGAATCATTTATTACTTCACTAGGTGATGTATTTAAAGAGCATAACATTAATGTACCTGCAGATAAAGGTGATTTAATTGACCAATTATCTGAAGAGAACAAAGATGCTAAAGCACAATTAAATACTGCTACTGAAGCAAATATGGAATTATCTGAAAAGGTTAAAGCCTTTGAACGTAAGGATATTATTGCTGAAGCATGTGAAGGTTTAGTGGCTACTGAAGCTGCAAAGTTAACTGAATTATCGGAAGCTGTTGAAGCATCTGATAACGAAGAATTTGCATCTAAAGTTGCAACAATTAAAGAGTCTTACCTTAACAAAGACGACACTGAAGTAGCATCAAATGATATTGATGCAATTACAGAAGATACACAAGAAAAAGAAGCACCGGTGCTATCAGCTAATATGGCTGCGTACATGGATGCATTTAAAACACTATAATTCTAGGAGAATAGAAAATGGAATTAAATACACAACAATTACAGGAAAAGTGGAATCCTGTACTAGAAGCTGAAGGTTCAATCCAAGACGCTCATAAGAAAGCAGTTACTGCAGTTGTTCTTGAAAACCAAGAAAAAGCTTCAGTTGCTGATAAAGCACAATTAGGTATGCTAAACGAAACTGCTGCTAACGCAACAGGTGCATCTATTGATAACTGGGATCCAATCCTAATTTCACTAGTTCGTAGAGCTACACCTAATTTACTTGCATTTGATATTGCTGGTGTTCAACCAATGACTGGTCCTACTGGCCTAATCTTTGCAATGAAGTCTCGTTACGGTTCACAAACTGGTACTGAGTCTCATTTCAATGAAGCTGATACAGACTTCTCAGGTGATCAAGCTGCAGGTTCTGCACATGCAGGTGGCGGCGATCCTTTCCATGCTGACTACTCTTACGGTGTTGGTATGTCAACTGCTGATGCTGAAGCATTAGGTAATACTGGTAACGCATGGAACGAAATGGCTTTCTCTATCGAGAAGACATCAGTTACTGCTAAGTCACGTGCACTTAAAGCTCAATACACTACTGAATTAGCTCAAGACCTTAAAGCTGTACATGGTCTTAATGCTGAGTCTGAATTAGCGAACATCCTTTCAACTGAAATCTTGGCTGAAATGAATCGTGAAATCATTCGTCAAATCAACGTTGATGCTGTTCTTGGTTCTGCAGGTACTGCTGTTGCAGGTACATTTGATCTTGCTACTGACGCAGATGGCAGATGGGCTGTTGAAAAGTACAAAGGCCTTGTTACTGCAATTGAAAAAGAAGCTAATGACATTGCGATTGCTACTAGACGTGGTAAAGGTAACTTCTGTGTTACTTCTGGTAACGTAGCTGCTGCACTTAATGCTGCTGGCGTACTTGATACTGGTTTAGGTATTACTGGTAAATCTTCAATTGATAACGTTGATACAACTGG